TTTCCGAATCAAACGGGCACAGGATTAGCGAATTGGGCTCCGGGTCTAATAACTCGATAGCAATATCTACGGTTCCCTGGCTTGTATACCATTCGTCCGAATAAACGTTTTTTGTAATTCCGTTTAATGTCATTGGTCCTCCATTAAACATACGCCCATAACCCCACACTTGGTACATTGAAGGGTTTTTACGTTAGGCGGCAGGTTATCGGTGATAATCCTTTCGATCTGTTCGGTGACCTTCTTACATTTACGGCACTCGTATTTATAGGTAGTCATTACGCCCTGCATTCTGCACACAGCCACATTACGACTTCGCCGGCCACATCGCGTACATTGAATCCACCCAGTCCTGTCTGCCAGTTTTTGCATTGATCGCAATATTGAGCAGCTACCACGGTTATATTTCCGTCATCGTGGATAGTGGTTGCGTAGCCATCTTTAATAAACGTCAATTCTCCCATTACAGTTTTACCGCCTCGTCTATGTGTAAATACGCGACCGTTTTATCAACCGGGATAGTCTTGTTATAGGTTGATGCCGGCAGTTTTCGCGTGGTCCAAGTGACCTTTATCTTGCGTAGGTTAAACGCATATATGCCCTGAGGCGTTGAATTGATATAAAACGGCGTAAAGCCTAGTTTGTCCGCCTGTTGTACCAGTGACTCGTGCTTATCCTTTTCCAGGATTAACTCGTCATAATGTGTATGGCGGCATTTTAGCTCGATGATTAACCGATAGCCCTGGCTGGTTGCATCTATATATTCGAAGGCATCGCTACTCATCTCTAAATCCTCTAAGTAGCGTGTCTTAATGTAATCAAATAGCCCGGCCTCTGTAAACTCTTTAGCCATTTTATACCTGTGGCTTCCACTTACCGTCAGAAGCTAAAACATACCAACGTGGGGTACATTGATTAGCCCGGTTCTTTTCCGTGCACTTGTACGCAGCCCACGGCTTTCCGGTTGTCTTGGCTGTTCCCTCGGCCCACACCATATGCCCGTGCGAGCACTGTGGAGCTTCAGCTACTAATTGACCGCCTAGGTTTGAAGCAATGTCGGTTATAGCTGTGGCCATTGTAGGAATGTCCTCGATCGCAGCCTTGGTGCTCCACGGGTCAGAATCGGCCGGTAGGACCTCTACCTTTTCCATATCCTGACGTGTAGGCCGTCCGGCATCGCTAGGGCTCAATAGCCCGATTACGCGACCGTAAGCCGAAGTGACAGTATCCTCTACCAGCCAGCGCTTCATATTGTTAGGTAGCGAAGCCACGTTGCCATATGCGTAATCAACCGCGCTCGGTACGTGATCCTCGTATTCACGATAGGCCTCGGCCCGAATTAGAATTGTGCCCTTGGTTAAATCCATATCCTCAATAATGGCAACGAGTCTGCCTGTCGGATGCTCGGATCGAAAGCGCTTAATCCTGCTATTTACATCCTCGTAATTGTCTAAGAATCCCATTAGATTAGCTCCTTGTCTTTCAGAGCCTGTGCTATTGCCCGGCCGCGAATAAACCCTTCGCCGTGCCCCTGGCGGTAACCGATGGAATATCCGATCACCATAAACATAAAGCCAATACCGCAAGCGGCAAGGCCTATTAATAGGTCCATACTGTTCATTGTTCGCCCTTTGTTAAGGCCGAGCAGCTACCAAACCGAGTAGCCCTCCCGGCGTTTGTAGTATCAGTATGAGGCCTACCACTGACAAAAGGCAATTACCTGGCTAGGCGTGTCTCCAATAATATTTCATAGATCTTGTCGATCTTTACGTCCATACGCTCTTGACGGGCCTCTATATGGTCAATCCGACCGCGTAGGTTATGGCCGCCGTTGCCGTCAGGCTTTAGTTCGGACAGGTAATACTTTACAAAATGACGGATAAGCCCAGCCCCCAGCCCCAAAATGGTACAACTCCCCAAAGTTATACCGACTACGAGCTGGACTTGTTCCATTACTTCTTGACCCCAAACTGACCTTCGGAAGGTTGAAGTGCTTTAAGTAATGGCCCGATTAGCCCAGCGATGAACGCGTTAGCCAATACTTTTGGATCTGATATACCGGACATATACAGTGCAGCGGCGCTAGCCAGCGCAGCGCGACCGTAGGATTTTGCAGCAGCTATTGCTTGTTCTTTCATTTTATGCTCCTTAGTGCCCTTAAGGATTTTGGATAACTATAAACCTAAAGTCTCGATTAAGGCTTTAGCTTTGGCTGGTGTCACATTGACTTCGAAGTGCATATCGTCCGGACGGCTCTTAAAATCGCCACCCCATTTTAGGCCGTACTTTTTAGCCAAGGCCCGAATCATCGGGACCTTTTCAGCCGGGAATGTATCGAACTTACCTAACGGGTGTTTGGTTGCGTTTAGATCAATAGCTGTACCGGATGAGTGGCACGATAGTTTGGTCGGATTACCCCTAACCATTCTGTACGCATATGCCCAATCGTCAAACGTGCCCTCATCGATTGGCTCGATTAGCTCGTGAAATTCAGCCGCGAAGGCTGCGAGCAGTGGCCCCACGCTCTCAGCACATCGCAGCTTACGATCCGTACCCTTTACAAGGTAGGACTTTATTTTTATAGCTTCCGGATCTTTAGAGGCCGGGTAGCCGTTATAACTAGTCTCCACTTGTAACGCTCGGTGTGGATTGTTCCGCTTCTGGATTTAGATAGCGTTGGTAGTCTGAGTTGCCTTCGTCAATAGGTATAAACCAGCCGTCCGAACGCTTAATACAAATGACCTTGCCTTGTTCATCTTTGATTTCTTCATAAGTTAATTTTTCCATTTTACAACTCCGAACTTGCATTGAATAGAAGGTTTGTCGCTGACCCACAAATTGCGCCTGATGTCGCACCTGATACTGTAAAAGAAATAAAACCAGTTCCGCCACCAAGTCCCGAAGCCGTGATAGCGGTTGCCGTTCTTGTCGTTGTTCCGATTTCGTCAATACCACCTGATACAAAAACTACTGATGGCGCAACTCGCATAATGCCATAATTGACCTGCAACACCGCTGCGGTTGATGATGTAAACTTTCCAATTCCATAAAGAGTTGGCTTGTAATAGTATTGACAAGCGGCTAATTCTCCTTGGAATGTTCCACCAGCGCGGCTGAAAGCCGTAGCAACTGAACCAGCCTCTAATTGAATCTGTGTAATTTGGAAATAATCATTTGCTGCAACTGTCTCTGTTCCACCTGAACCAAAGGTTCTGATACCAATGTCCACAATCGCTGCCTCTGCGTTATCGGCAACATTCATAGCAGTTACAGATGCAAAAGCGGCGAAGGTTAGGCTTTTCTTTTCCCAAGTATCTGCTGCATTAACAGTAAATGATTGAGTCGTATCTGTTCCACCTGTGAGAGTTGATGCACCTACTCGGACATAATGGCTACCTGTTTGGTTGCTTCGATACCAAAAGGAAATTGTGGCTTGATTACCAATTAGTTGATAAACACTTCCACCTTCCATTGGCTGACGAAATGCAAACTCGGAAACAGATGTTGCGCTACTTGATAACTGTTGCAATTTAATTGAATACTTAGAAGCACCATTGGGAACAGATGTATCACGCGAATAGGTGGCATTTAGAGAAGTACCTGACAAGACAGTTTTCCATCTATCAGCCAAGTAAGTGCCATTTGCTATTGCTGCACTTGTCGTTCCTCTTTGCCAATAATCTGCATTTCCGTTAATCAAAACATTTTTAGCCGCTGCGTATGAACTCTGATAGCGCAAGCCTGTCGAAGTGGAACTATCTGCTACGAGCGTTTCGCCGTTGTTGCCTACGGCTAGACGTGCCGGGGTATCGGCCGCTGTAGCTGTAATTAAATCGCCCTTTGCATCGACGATCGTATTTTGGATTGCGTTAGCATCGTCGGAAGTAACCCAAACGAAGTCCATATCTGTATTTGAGTTCTTGCTTAATACCTGTCCGCTGGTGCCGCCCTTGAGATCGACCAGCGAGGCATCGATAGAATCTCCTAATGCCTCGATAGCCGTAGCTCCGTCTTTGACAAGATCTGTCGAAGTTGGAACGGGCCAGTTAAAGTTCGGGGTGACCGTGCTCAAGTTAAACCTCCATATGCGTTTTCCCACTCAAGTGTAGCGTTTACACCTGTCCAAATGAGGCTAGGCGGGCTTACTGTGTCCCACTGTGGCGCAACCAGTGAGAAATCTGTAGGGCTCAGCGTGAGCGTTATGTCTACGAATTGAGGCGTAGCCCTGATGGCAAAGCCCTCCAGGAATCCATTAAAGGACCCGTTAAACATATTAATCGGAAGGTCGTTAATAACGATAGGTTCACCAAAGAATACGTTAATCAGCTTATTACGCTCGGCATCGGGTAGCTCCGAGTTATCCAGTCTAAAAGTAATGGCCTGTAGCTGGTCACGTGGGATAGCCCGGAGGCCTAATTCACGATCCATAACGTCGTTTACGTCGCTTAGGTTATGGAGGTTAGAGCTAACGCTGCGCTGGTACCGTCCGTAATTAGCGATAGAGGCGGCATCTAACGCCGTGGCCTGATTATTGTAATTATTACCGTAGTTAAATACGAGCGAGTTACGGATCTTGCCTATTTGTAATATTGACTTAACGCTGGACGGGATAGCGTAATTGGCCGATATGGTCGTATAGCCATTCGCCGATAGATAGGCCGTACGGTGATCGGCATCGGCATAACATACGCGCCCAGCCTTGTCCTCATAGATATTACCTAAGGCACTTTGAGCGATCTGAGCGCATAGGTTGTAGCTGCTAAACGGATCGGCTGATCGTGAGATCATTTCATAAAGGCCTGGCTGATCAATTTCGCCCAAGCCTACGTTCTCGGCATTGGCCCACGTGGTCGTAGGGTCGTAATCCTGCCATTGTAGCGCCGGTGCTACCTCGAACCAGGAGTTAATCAATAGCTCGTTTAGAATGTCAAAGATTTGATTGCCGTCCTCGGTTTTTGGCAAGGCATCCGGGAATAGCGCCTTGGTCAATTTAGCCAGAGAACCTACTGCCAAAATGTTACCGATTGTTATAAAACCGACTTCCTCAGGCGAGCGTACGGATATGCCAAAATCCGATACGGTGCCACCGAATACGGGTACATATGTACCGGAGCTGTTCTTTAGCTCTAAAGTCAAAATATCGGTTACATCAATATCGAAGGCTGTGTTATCTATGTTTACGATTTCCATACGAGCATAGCCGGCATTACATTGCAGATCGATATCATCGCGACCAGTGGCCATATTCACGCTCAGGACATTGGTATAAACCGTGGTGCCCACGGTGATACGCCATTCGGGTAACCAGGCGCTCACGCTTCTGTGTAATTTCCTGAGCCGCGATTAACCGCAGTTCCTCTGTATGTTGATTGATTTAGGATATCTTCAAAAGTCCTAGCCAAGGCTTCGGGATCTGTGCCATATCCGGCGTTGATCGTGATATCTATTTTATTTTCAGCCATTCTAAAAGACCCAGGATTAAAGTTCGTACCGATTGCGGCTTTGTCGAATAACCCCATTTGAGTGAGGCGCGTACGTTCGTCGCTTTGATTCAGAATAGAGGCCGTAGTCGTATTGGAAGTTAGCTCGTCGATCTGCTCTTTAAGTAAGAAATTAATGCCCGTACCCACGGTAGTCGCTTTACGCAATTCCGTAAGGGTTGCTAGCTGAGTCGAAGCTGGCGTGACAGAGCCCGGACCACCGCCGCCTCTATTGCCTCCACCGTCACCACCACCTCCACCACCTCCACCAGCGCCTCCTTTATTTAACAGGGCTAGATATTCTTGTAATGCTTTTAGACGTGCCGCATCGGCATCAGCTTGCGCCTTGGCTACTCGGCCAATCATTGATAATTCGGCTGATTCGCGTAGTAGCACCTCAGTCTTTAAAGCACTTGTTGTATTGCTCATAGAAGCAAGGCGAGCAATTTCGGTTAGTTGGATTTGTACGCGCTCGCTGTATTGCTCTTTTGCGGCTAATTCACCGGCTGCGGTAATGGCAGCGTTGTACTTCTTAAACGCTTCCTCGCGTAGAAGTTCTTTATCGGCTTCGGCCATCTTTGATTTATCAATGGCAGATAGTTCGTTAAGTAACTGGGTATTAATTGCTAGAAGCGTGGCATCGCTGATCTCCTTGATGCCGGCTAATTTGGCCAGATCATTATTCTTTTGTAATGCAGCAATTTCGCCTATTTTCTTAAGCGCTAAATCTCCATTATCTTCTTCAATAGCCTGTAAGGCCTCAAGGCGTAAACGGGTCTCTTTGTCATAAGTAGCTTTAAGAGCTGCCGCTAATGAAATTCGGGTAGTGTCAAAAACGGCGGCAGCCTTGGATAGTGCTATCTTATTCTTTTCGGCTATGGCAGATTTTCTTTGTAAGGCTAAAAGTTCTTTAGCACGTCTAGCCGCATCGGCTTCAGCCTTGGCCCGTGCCTTTGCATCGGCTTTTTGTGTATCTTGATTGCCAGCCGATAGGGAACGATTACCGAACCCTCCGGCGATTTGACCATTTTTTAATGCGTAAAATTGTTGTAGGTACTCGCCAGCCTTAAGTCCAATAGTTACATCAATGAGGCCAGAGACGGCGCTACTGAGTTTATCAATCTTACTGATCGTATCGTCAATCGTCTCGCCGCCTGATAGCGCT